ATTTACGGCAAGCGACCTAAACTCGTGACTGCAAAAAAGCAGCAGCGCTGGGTCGAAAGACAAAGAGAGAAACATGGCTTGGTATAATTTTTGGCAACAGAAAAAAGTTGAGGAAGCTGACGAGGAGAAACTAAATCCTTCGCAGTATATAATTGCCAGAAATGAGGGGCTTTTCGTAGAGACTCGAGAAGTTCCAATTAATTATAGAAATGCTTATGAGCAGCTTGAGGTTGTAAACCGAGCTGTGAATATGATTGTTGATGATGTGAGTGAGATTCCCTTCGAGGTTGGAGAGCAACTTCAGGGAACTACTAATATCATTAAAAATATTAGAAGAACCAGATTAGATCTTTTGTTAAATCAAGAACCTAACCCGTTCCAAGATGTTAGTGCTTTTAAAAGAAACTTAATTATTGATCTTCTACTGGATGGCAATATTTTTATCTACTACGACGGAGCACATTTATATCACCTTCCCGCAGATAAAGTAACTATAGAGACAGACGAAAGAACTTATATTAACAAGTATAGTTACGACCATTCGATAGATTATTCTCCTAACGAGATTATTCATATTAAGGAAAACTCCTTTGATTCTATTTTCAGAGGTGTACCACGATTAAAGCCTGCATATCGTACTATGCAGCTATTGGGGAGCATGAGAAACTTCCAGGATAACTTCTTCAAGAATGGAGCGGTTCCTGGCCTTGTACTTAAATCCCCTAATACTCTCAGCGAAAAAATCAAAGAGAGGATGTTGGCCGCTTGGGTAGCGAGGTATAACCCACAATCTGGAGGTCGTAGGCCGTTATTCCTAGATGGTGGATTGGAAGTTGAAAATTTAACGGAAGTTAATTTTAAAGAATTGGATTTTCAAGAAGGTATTCAATCGAATGAGAGAATTATTCTTGAAGCCATGGGTATTCCACCCATTTTGATGGACGGCGGTAATAATGCTAATATTCGTCCAAACCATCGACTATACTATCTTGAGACTGTTCTTCCCATCGTACAAAAGATGATAAGCGCACTGGAAAGATACTTGGCTTTAGACTCAATCCTGTTGTTACAGGTATTCCAGCACTACAACCGGAATTAAGAGATGAAGCCGCATACTATGCCACCCTAGTGAATACTGGTATTTTAACACCGAATGAGGCAAGGGAGGCGTTAAGATTTGAGAAGATCGAGGGATTTGATACACCGCGAGTTCCTGCAAATATTGCAGGTTCAGCCGCAAATCCAGAAGAGGGCGGGCGACCACAAGAAGCCCCGCCGAGTGAGGGACAATAATGACAAGAAATATGATGCTAAAGGCTTTGTCAGAGTGGTTAGGCAGCAAAGGCGTTGAGACTATGTCTCTCGCAGATTATAAAGCTTGTGCTGACGCACCTGTAAAGGACATGTATCTCAGACGAGCTTTTGGGACTTGGACTAGGGTTCTTTCTAATATGAATAAGTGGTATCCCGTTCAAGTAAAAAAAGCAGCTCCGGCTCCTAAGGCTGCACCTAAGCCTACGCCAAAGCCTGCTCCGGCCCCTAAGCCAAAAGCCCCTGCAAAGGAGGACTAAATGGAAAAAATCTTTCACTGGACTAGTACTTTCAAGTCCCTAGGAGAGTCGGACGATGGAGGTCTTGATATTAAAGGTTCTGCCAGTACAAATGCACTTGACAGAGCTGGAGATATTATTGAGCCTAGTGCATGGATCAAGAATGGAGGGTTAGAAAACTTTAAAAATAATCCTGTTATTCTTTTTAACCATGACTACAATCGTCCTATTGGTCGCGCTAAAGATGTTAGCGTAACTGAAGATGGTTTGGATTTAACCGCTCGCATTTCAAAATCTGCGGGTGAAATTAAGGATCTTATTAAAGACGGCGTCCTTGGAGCTTTTTCTGTCGGTTTCAAAGTCAAGGATGCTGAATATATGACTGAAACCGATGGATATAGGATCAAAGATGCAGAACTTTTTGAGGTGTCAGTGGTAACGGTTCCTTGTAACCAGAACGCTGTTTTCTCTTTAGCAAAGTCTTTCGACACAATGGAAGAGTATAATAAGTTCAAGCAAACCTTTGTAAAGACTAACTCTGTTGAGCAAAACGCAGATACAGAGCAGTCAAGAGAGGCGAAAGCCGAAAATATGGAGACTAAAATGTCAGATGATGTAAAAACCACTGAAGCTCCTGAGTTCGACCTTGCTAAATTTGCACAAGAGGTAGCTGAGAAGGCTGCTGCAGAAACTGCAAAGAAGCTGGCCGACCAGGCTGCTGAAGAGAAGGCTGCTGCTGAAGCTGCTGCTGCTGAAAAAGCAGAGCAAGATGCTCAAGCTAAGTCTGCTGAAGAAGCTGAACAAGAAGTTCAAAAGACTGTTGTTAGTGCTGCTGTTAGCGGTGCACAGCGTCTTATGGACGATGTTGAGCAGCGTGTGAATTCTAAGCACGAAGACCTTGAGAAAGTTGTTAAAGAACTTCAAGGTGAATTGAAAGAAAAGTCGGAAGAGATCATGAATATGCGCGAATCTAAGCGTATCTTTGCTGATCGTCGCGGCGAAGGCGACTGGCGTAAGGCTTTCGAGGCTGATATCCTTGATGCTAAATTTGCTGGTCTTGCTACGGGTAAAGGCTGGGATAACAGCTATGCTCGTTCCGTGATGGAGAAGGTTAATGCCCATTCTGGTGTTGGTGTTTCTTCTGCTGATTTTGAACAAATCGTTTCTACGAACATTGAGCGCGATATTCAGAACGAACTCGTTCTCGCACCTCTGTTCCGTGAAATCGCAATGACGTCTGCGAACATGATTATCCCCATCCTGCCGGATGCCGGATATGCTCAGTTCACGTCTGCACAGACCGCTTCTGGTTCCAGCCCCCATGGTAACCTTGCAGAGCGTGGTGACACCTATGGTTCTCCCTATGGTGGTGTAGACCTTACTGAAAAGACTCTGAACACTCAGAAGCTGATTTCTCAGTCTTACCTGGGTAACGAAACTGAAGAAGATGCAATCATGCCTATTCTTCCTCTGATTCGTGAGTCTATGGTTCGTTCGCACGCACGTGGTATTGAGAATGCACTGCTTCTCGGTAACCACTCTGATGGCACCTATACTTCTGGTGCTTTTGACGGTCTGATCAAGATGGCTGATGATGACAGCCATACTGATACTGATACCGGCGGTGGAACTGGTGGTATTTATGCTGCTGGCGATGCACTGACGGCCGCAGACCTTCTGTCTCTTCGTAAGAATATGGGTAAGTACGGTGTTAATCCTAATGAAGTTATCTATATTGTTTCGCAAGCAGGATACTTTAACCTGCTCGAAGATGCAGAATTCCAGGATGCAAACCTGGTAGGCGATATGGCAACGAAACTGACTGGTGAAATCGGTCAGGTGTTCGGTTCGCGAGTTCTCCTTTGTGATGAGTTCGTGAGCGCCGCCGCTGCTAAACACTTGGCAGTTGCTGTATATCCGCGTAACTATGTAATGCCGCGTCTCCGTGGTGTTACGATTGAGTCTGATTACGAAGTTGCTAATCAGCGTCGTGTCCTGGTCGCTTCACAGCGTCTTGGCTTCGCTGATCTCATTGATGGGGCAGCTTCTAAGAGAGCATTCAAGTACGCAGCAGCAGCCTAATGCTGATGGAGAATAGTGAGGGGGGTAACCCCCTCACAGTTCTTTTTGAGAGGATCAATGGCAGATTTAATTACGGTAACACAATTTAAAGATTCGGAAGGAATTCGTGGAGAAAAAGACGATGACCGACTAAATGTAATTGTGCCTCAAGTCAGTGATCTTGTCAAAAAGTACTGTGGAACGTCATTTATTGATTTCTATTCTAGTGCTAAAACAGAAACTTTTACTGTTTACGATAAATTTACTAGCGTTATTATTCTTAGTGAAAGCCCTGTAAATAGTGTTAGCTCGGTTCAAGAACGTACTTCTTACTCAGGAGACTATACGACTTTAACTACTGCGGCATACGAGTATTATCTTGATGCCGAAGCAGATGCAATTTATAGAACTACTAAAAACGGTGAAATTACATATTGGCCCAAGGGCGTAGGTGCAGTGAAAATTTCATACACCGCAGGATACTCTGCAACTCCTGAAGCCTTGAAACTAGCACTCTTTGATTTAGTAAATTACTATTTGAAGGATGAGCACAAAGAGCGACAGACTCTAGGAGGGGCAACGCTACAAAATGCAGCTACCGCAGGGATTAGGAACATTACTGATTTTCCTGACCATATTAAGCGAGTGCTGGATTTGTACAGAGTAGTCATCTAATGGCTATAAAAGATTTAGAAAAACAGTTACAGATAATTCTAAATAGAGATAAAGCGGAAAGACTGTTTCAATATCAATTTTTAACTACTCGCATTATTGCTAATAGAAGATTTATAATTAAAGGATTAGTAGACTATTCTCTTAAAGATACTGGAGTAGACCCAAACATAGTAACAAGAGCAGTTCGAGATACTTTTACTTTATCTAAAGCAAGAGAAGCAGCCAGAGTAGTTGGCCCTAGTGGTAAAAAGACGTATAGAGTGTATAATTCATATGCAAAAGCATATGATACTAGACTACAAGAGTGGTCCAACTCTGCAAATTATACTAAATCAGATATAGTATCAGTGGAGGGGGACTCTCAAAAGATAACTTTTACTTATTTTGGTAGTTATCTAGGAAGTGCAGATAGAGCAGGAAAAGCTTCTGGAAGAAATCCATTACGTAGTTTATTATTTGCAGCTCTTGATCAAATTCAAAAGAAAAGTGGCATAACGCTAAATAAAAGAAAAATAGTAGCCTCTTTTCAAGGTCTACACGGTAGACTAAGTGACGATACAGTACAAACTACGCTAGCAACTACCAGTGTGGCAAAAAAATTGAGCGATCTAAAAAGCTCTGAAATACCAGGCATGGAAACTGCGGTAGATAAATTTGCGGAAAGATTATTTATTGACTATAATCTAGGAAAAAATACCATAGCAAATTTAGAAAATTTTAGCGAAGAATTTGTAGTAGAAATGGAGTTAGGGCACCGACGTTTTAACTCAGATAAAAGAATAACTATAGCAGATAGACCTGCTATAAAAAAGTGGGTAGATAAAGTAAGTGCTGAATTATTAAAAATTTATTCAGACCCTGATACCGCAGGCTCTACTCCAAAAGGGAAATTAGTTTATAGACTTGCTGCTGAAAATGCAGAGAAGAAGATAAATAAAGCAATTCGAGCAACAGGCGGTAAGCTGACAGCTTCTGAAGAGAAAAAAGAAAAGAAAGGTAATACAAAGCAACGTACTGCTCCTAAATCAACAGCTAAAGGCAAAAAGGGTAAGAGAACAGTTTCAAAGAAAAAGAATACTGGAGCTTCAGCATTAAAATTATCTTCTGGCAACACAGGTATAAGAACTCAAGACAGTGCAATTAGTTTAAAAACTTTATTAGAAGCTAGATTAAGTGAGACTGTTAGATCAAAAATGATACAGCCTGCTCTAGTAAATAGAACTGGAAGATTTGCAGATTCTGTTAGAGTAGGGAACGTTATAGTAGGACCAAGAGGCGGGGTACATATAGAATACACTTACGATAGAGAAAGATATGGCACTTTCGAACCCGGTGGTAGACAGGGAAGTACAAATAGAGACCCCAGAAGTCTTATAAAACGAAGTATTAGAGAAATAGCTATGACTATAGTAGGCGATAAGTTTATGACTATCAGGAGAGTATAATGGCAAATGCAGTAGCAAGAACTTATACCTCTAGACGTAAAGCTATAGCGGAAGCTCTTAAAGACTTGTTCATTGATAAAATAAATGGAACAAGTCCTATGAGAAATAATGTCGCGAGAGCAACAACGCGGCTAACTTTTTGGGATGAAGTAACGGACTTCCCCACAGTCCAAATTGGAACTGGGTCAGAAACAAGAGAGTACAACTCTGGAGGATTTAGATTTCGGTTTTTAAGAGTTACGAT